TTATCTGCTAATGTAATTGTTGCACCAGCAGAAGAAGTTATAGCTCCATCTACTTGTAAGGTAGAAGCCATATCAACCGCGCCATCTATATCTACTATATCTAAGTTAGATGTACCATCTACGTCTATATCGCCTGATATATCAAGAGAAGTAGCTGTTAAAACACCTGTAACACCTAAAGTACCGCCTATAGTTGCATCATCTGTAACTGTTAAATCGTCTTGTACTTTTAGGTCTACTACAGAAAGACTAGCAAAAGCATCTACTACTGCTGCTCCACTACCAGCAACATCTAGGTAAACTGCTTTAGTATCACCTGGAGGGATAGTTATATTAGCTCCAGAACCTTGTGAAATTATTATGTTTTGAGAACCACTTGTGCCATTTTCGATAAAGTGCATCCTACTTATAGTGTTAGGTGCAATAGTAATCGTACAGGCTGAATCTAGTGTGCCTGTGTATTTGAGATACATAGCCCTACCAGGATCGGCAGCACCATCAGCTACAGTTGTAGTGTGTGTGTCTGCGTTAGTAGTGATTGCTTCTGTACCAAAGCCTAATGCTTCACCAATCAACTCTAAATTGGTATTTGTGCTTGTTCCCCAAGTTCCTGACTCATCACCAGTAGCTATTTCTTTAAGTCTTAGATCATTTACATAAGTAGCCATTTATTGTTCTCCGTTCAATTGATTATATTACCTTTCTTCTGCATAGTTAAGCAACATCTTCCCAGTTAGGTGTTTGCGTGTTATTTACACTACTAAATCCAGAAGATTGTGTGTCTGTAATATCACTATAATTAGGTGTTTGTGAGTCATCTACTAAACTATAAACAAATGGATTGCCTACTTCTCCTGTTGCAAAAACACCCGTTAAAGAAACTATAGCTTTAGCTACAGTAGTAGGAGATCCTACAGATCCTGTCGCAGAGACACCATCTACTGTAAATATTTCATTATGGTGTACTGTTACAGAACCTACAGATCCTGTTGCGCTAACGCCAGAAACAGATACATTTGCCTCACCATCTACATCAACTGATACAGATCCTAATGTTCCTACAGCACTTGGACATACGGCTACTGCTTGTGCATTTACACCTACCCCAGATACGGCTCCAGTAGCAGATTGTCCAGTAGGCGTTACATTAGCCTCTGCGTCTATGGATGGTGTGCCTAAAGCACTTGTAGCAGCTTGTCCTGATAAAGTTACGTTAGCTTCAGCATCTATAGTTACTGTACCAAGTGCGCTAGTACCTGATTGTCCCGTAGGGCTTACGTTGGCTTCACAATCAAAAGTAGGCGTACCTACTGCTCCAGTACCTACTTGTGAGCTAGGTGTTACATTCGCTTTTGCAACAACGGTTAAAGAACCAACCGCACTTGTTGCAGCAAGTCCTGTAAGTGTAACGGGGTTAGGCTCGCCCCAAGTGTCTGAACCCCAGGTTCCGCGACCCCAACCTGTAATGCTAGCCATTTAAGGCCTCTTTAAGCGATTCTGATAATCGCTGTGGATGCTGCTGCTGCTGGAAATACAATTGTAAAGTCTCCAGCGGTAGACGTTTTATCACCACCAAAATCAATTGTAGCTACTGATTTATCACTGTTAGTGTCGTTATAAATCATACAACCTCTAGCAGTAATAGTTGCTGTTCCAAATGTTAAGTCAGCAAAATCAGTAAATCCTGTAGTTCCACCGCTTGTTGGTGCAACTTTAGTTAAAGCAGCTCCGCCTGAAGTATAGTTAGTTCCACTTGCTTGCCCGGTTGTTGTAAATACAGTTGTTGCTGCACCTAATGTGGCTGAACTTGTATATAAAGCAAGTTTGAAAGCATTACCGTTAGTAGCAAAGTTGTGCGTTGCTGTTAACAGTTCTGTTTTAAAACTTGTGGTTAATGTAGATGTTATTGCCATTTCAAATACCTTTTATTATTTTTGCTAAATCCTCGGAATCTCCTTGTATCAATTCTTGAATTAAAGATGCCTTATATGATTTTATAGCATTATTCAAGTAAATCAAACACACTTTATAAATTAAATCTTGATAGGCTTTTGCCTGATCTTTTATGTGAGGAGCACTTTCTTCTGAATAACCGACTATTTTTTCTGTTAATTGTTTTGCCCAGAATTCTGGAGGGTGTCCTCCAAAATTTGTTGTTGCTATTTCTACTAAACCTAATTCTGGAATACCGTCTGGAGTAAGTTTATCTACCATTTCTTTGGCTCACCAACTTTTGGTTCTAGATGATTGTCGTTTCTATCAATTAAAATAGGTTCTCTTTCTTGTTCTTGTTCTTGCATTGCTATAGCTTCGCTTCTTTTCATAGAGGTCATAAAGCCTTTACCGTCTGACATTATTACCAAAGGATCCTGGAGCCTGTGATATCCGTATAGCTTTTCTTCTGCAATTACGTCTGTATCTAGTAGTGCACTTGTTTTTGCAACTTCAACCTCAACGCCTAGATGCATGGCTTTAGATAGCCAAAACTCACAACAAGCTCTACCGGATTCTGCAAAATGCAAATTACCCTTATAACTAAAGTCTATTCCAAATAGCTTTAATGTTGATACCTTGTTCCACAAAGCAAAAGCGATTGCGTAAGCTACTGTATTGTTTATATAAGAACAATTAAATTCTTCTAGTATTTCATTGATTGGATACTCAACTAGATTCTTACATCTATCATCTAGCATACATGTGTAGATAGGAGTTTCACCATTTAACAATATTTGTGTTACGCCATCAGTTTGGCCACCAGCATCATCTGTATCTAAAAACCTACCGGGGGGATCCATCATAAATACTCTGTCATGGTATATAACAGATCCAACTCCGTTAATAGCCCATACTTCATCGAAGTGTGCCCCATGTGATTTAGCTAAATTATAATCGTGCCAACTTTTACCTAGGCCTACAATAGCAACGCTTTTGCCTTCTAAGCTTTCAATTCTCTCCATTTTTCTCTCTCTCTATGTGATGTTAGTTCTAAGGGAATCGTATCTGTATTCGTCTCTTCTTCCTCTGGCTTCAGCCATATTTTTTAATCTTTGAATCTCTTGACCAAATCTTGTTTCGTATAATACTTGAATTTCTGGTTCACCTTTCATAAACGTAGATGCTTCTATTAAACAACCGTATAGCAATGCATTACGAGCATTTTTAGATATCCATGTTCCAGTTGTTTGTGAAGTTAAACTTATAGGTTCATAAAGATAATGTAATTCAATATTGTAATCTTGATCTGGAACAGGTGAAACTATTAAAGTAGAACCATTATTGCTTGCAGTAGATAAATCTTTATCAAAATCTGCATAATACAAAGGTCTTCCTCTTTCTGAAGTAGCTACTGCGTCATTAGAATATTCACGCATAAAGCTGGTATGTTTTTTATCTAAGTAATGGTAATCGTTGTTACTGTCTATAACAGCTAAAGAAAAACTAAGTTTAAAATCTGTTGGAGCTGTAAGATAAGTATTCCCGGTTGTTAAACTACCAGTTACATTCTTTCTAAAATAATCGAATTCAATTAACTCAGAAATTCTTTCTTCAGTATTAATGATCATATCGTTTAATGTATTAACAAAAGTTGTCTCTTCGTTTTCTACATAATTTTGTATGAGTGTTTTTAATTCAGTTAATGTCATAATGTGATTGTAACCTCCCCAATTGAACCTGTCATTTCATCTACTGTAAAATTTGATCCAACAATATTTGGATCCATAGAGTTACCTTTTTCTATGTTAGTGTAAATTACAACAACAAAACCTTCACCTACACCTAGGTCTTGACTTGGTCTAGGTTTGTATAAAGCCTCCGGGTCTATTACATGAGGCAATGGTTCTAATTGTGGATGTTTAGGTTCAAAACATTCAGGACATGTTTTTAGTCCATTCCATTCTTCTTTTAATGCAGAAAGCTTGTATTCAAAGCCACATCTATCGCAAATGGCTTTTGCATATTTACCAAGTGCATATGTCATAATTACTGCCTGGTGCTATATGGAGCAATTCTAAAAGAAGATCTATCTTCATCTTGACTTAAAGCTCTTTCAAACTCTTCTTCATACATTTGTTTTAACATTACTACTCTGTCCGGGGCTTTCTTAATTGCTATGTAGTATGCAAGTCCAGCTGCAAAACAAGGATAAAATCTAAAGGGCATATCCATAGTATTAGTTGGTTTATCAGCATCATCCATTCTTACGATTTTATTAAACACTAATACATCTGTGCTGTTCTCTGGAGCTGGCCATATCTTTAATACAGGTGTATTTAACTTATCAAGAAAAAACTGAGATGGTCTAGATTTAGTTGATTTAGTGGGAATGTTTAAATATTCACTTCTACTAATTCTAGACATTTGTAAATCTAGATCAGTTCCATTTGTGTTTCTTCTTATAGAACAATCTAGTACATCAATTATATTAGCGTTCAGTGTGTAATCAGTTTGTCCTTCAGTAACAGTTTGAGTTGCTTGTTCTATAGTCCACTGATTCAACCCCCTATTAGCCCATTCTGCTAACATAAGGTTTATAGATCTCTTTGCTGTTTTTAGATCGTAACCAGTTCTAAGTTCAAGACCACATCTTTCAAATGCTTCTTCTACAAACTCAGCTACATTAGGTTCAAAATCTGTACTACTAGATGTTGCCATTATTCTTCCTCTGCGTATAGGTTATCAAAAATTCTGTTTACATCCAACGTATAATCTAAATCAGATTTAGAATAATGAATATGAGCAGATGGTTTAAAGTCTGGTGCACCTGTACCTGTTTCAAACCAAGCCGGGTGTGTAACCCTGACTCTGTTATTAGGTAGTGCAACTATATTGCCTGTCCAGGGTCCAGCATCTAATAGTTCTAATACATGACTTTGTTTATGTTGAGCAGGATCATCAGCTATTTCATTCTCTGCATAATCTACTGTAAACATGTACTTAGCTGGATAAAAGTTACCATCTATCTTAGCCATCCAAGGGCAAGGTGTGGCTCTATCTATAATATAAACTGCATGATGATGTGATGAACAATCCCAAGGTTGAGCATCATGAACTGCCATTGGTTCAGGCCATTCTTCAAAAGGAGTATCTCCTACTAAAGCAGTGATGGGCATCCTAGCCCACATGGCACCGCCATGAACAGTATCTTCTTCTTCGCCTTCAGCTTCTATACCGGTGAATATAAGTTGAAAACTTAAACAACGACATGGCATGGTGGTAACACCAACTACCATCGCATGTAAAAATTCTCCTTGGTATTTTTCGTGGTTATGCGTGTACTCTCTCCTAACCCAGCATTTAAAATGTGGGATATTACTTTGCAAATAAGCCACCTTAACCTACTTTTCCGCCTTTCTTGTACCCCTTGGATTTCATCATTCCACCCATCTTCATACCTTTAGACTTCATCATTCCACCCTTTTTGTATCCTTTAGATTTCATCATTCCGCCTTTCTTCATTCCCTTAGACTTCATCATGCCACCCATTTTCATACCTTTGGATTTCATTTTACCGCCACTACTGTAGCCTTTCGTTTTTTTATACATATTTACTCCTAAGAATATTTAGTTCTTTTTCTTCTGTCAGACATAACTTTACCACAACCTCTTGCAATTCTTCTTACCTCTCCACCATTCTTTAATTTAACTTTAGCTTTTGGAGTATTAGCAACAACAGTCTTACCTTTTCTCCCGGCTGCTTTCTTTTTTTTCGCTGTAGTTGAGCGTTCACTTTTTGTTAAACTTTGTGCTTTAGCTTTAGGTAAACAGCGATCAGGATTCTTTTTATCTTTACTTGTCCCACATGGTCCCTTGATAGAACCGTCTGTACCAATCCTAACCCAATTTTGTTCTCGCCATTCCTTAAGCTGTCCCATTATCTAAGTCTTTCTCTCATTACAATGCCTTGTCCTTTAATGTTAACAAGGCCACCATTTTTCATTTTTTTTGCTTTAGACTTTTTTCCATAGTTTGGATCCTTACAATACTTAGATGCTGCCATATTTGCATATGCAGAAGGATATGTATCAAAGGTTCTTTTAGCCCAGGCCTTACCTTTTGAGCATATTTTTCCACCACTTTTTGCTTTAGCCATTTAACATTTCCACCTTTTACGTGCTTGACGTAATCTTGAGTTAGGGTTCTTAGCTGCTTTAGGAAACTTTTTCATCTGTCCGGCTGATCTAGCACAATAAGACTTACGTCTTTTAGCTGCTTTACTGCCTTTTTTTACTGTTCCTGTTACAGCGGTTTTAAGTTTAGATCCTGGATTAGCTTTACGATGAGCAGCAACACCTTTCTTAGTCATACCAGCCCCA